CTAAGTGCCTGCCACATGGCACAAACATACAACCAGGGGGGATGTGTTCTTCGTAGCCGAGTTGGCGGATGTTCATTGCTGCCGCCGTATGTATGCCTGGGGCCATTTGACGGACAGGATGTGGGCGATCTCGTCCCCGGCGCGGGCCACGCGGTCCTGCTCGGGGTGGGTCCATTCCGGGTCCATGTGTCGGTACAGGGCGGCCAGGGAGGCTGCGAGCAGGCTCCATTCGTATTTATGGCGCCGGTGGGCCGGGGGGGTGCAGATCCAGATGGTGTCTGTCACGTCCACGGTCAGGGCGACGTAGGACGCAAAGGATATCTCGTCTTCTTGAAAGTGTTTTTCCACAATGTCCAGAATGTCCTGTCGCAGGCGGGCGTAGGCCCTGCGGCGCTTGTCGGACATCTCCTCCACCGAGCTCACCCCCATGGTCAGGACCATGAGCCGGGCGATGCGCGCCTCGATCCGGTCAAGGGATCGTCTGACATGCGAAGGCCGGGCTATGGCCGGTCCCCTCTCGCGCAGGTTGGCGCACAAAGAAACGGCCAGATCCAGGGCCGCCACCTTGGCCTTGTTAGTTTTTGAAAAGGATCGGCTCATCCAGTGGCCTCCTCTAGGCGCATGATTTCGGCCTCGGTCTGCAGCTTGAGCCGGCGCAACCGCTCAAGCCGGTACGCCGGGTCGCCCGTTGCCGCGTGGATGTATGTCCCCTCGAAACAGGGGACGGCCATGTTTTGCTCCAGGGGGCAGTATGCGGGGTCTGCAGGCCCATCGCAGCCGGGGGTGTGGTCGATCATGTTCCACCAATTGTCGGGCTCGGACATATGACGGGGCCAGTCCGGGTGGGTGACCGGCACCCGGGCGTGAACATGGGCCCTGAACCCGCAGGTCTTGCGGATCTGCTTGATCCACGCCAGGGAAAAATCCCCTGGATCGCGCTTGATCCCCCAGACAATGCGCAGGATGGTCCGCGCCTTGATCCGCTGCCCCTTTTTCTTGTGCCGCAGGTTGTAGGCGGCCTCGATATAGCCCGGCGGCATGACCGGGGTGAGAAAATGCCCCTGGGAGTTTCTCAGCCGCCCGTCCCGATACACCCGGTAATGCCCGAAATAAAATGGCCGGCTCGCCTCGTCATCTGTCATGGTACTCTCTCCAGTCTATGTCGATTTCGTTGGAGCGCAGGCCGGTAAAGAGTATCTGCAGTCCGACCACCAGGCCGGCTCCCACGCCGCAGCCCAGGAAAAACGCGACAATCGTCATGGAACCTCCATGTGTTATGGGCGCAGATCCCGACTCCAACGAGCGACCGTGAGGCCGCCCGTTGGGCAAAGGAGGGATCAGACGCGGAAAGGACGTCTGGCCCGTTACCTATCATCCCCGGCTACTGGCCACGCGCTGGGAGCTCGCCGGGGACCTCACGGAGCCGGAGCGCGACATGATTTGCTGCGATATCCGACTGGCGGATGCGTGCGGGGCGAGCGTTGGTGTCCCCCTGTCCAGGCTGTCCTGCCGGTCAGACAAGGAAAGGATAGGTAATTATTACCCAAAAGGTCAAGCAAAAAAGGTAATACCTACCTGTTTTTTTTTCGAGGGGGTGTTGGAAACCCTACCATGGCGGGTCTGGCGTGGTGTTTTTTCGATGGGGGCTTGCGGTCTGGGGGTGTGGGTGGTACGCTACGAGTGTTTTTTTTCACATGACCCGAGATACGAGGTGGGAAACTATGCTCATAGGCGAATTGCTGTGTATAGCCGGATCGTTGGACACGATCTCGGACGCTACGGACGACAAATCAGTCGGATATTTATGCCATATACTTGGGGACCGGGTGCGGATAGTTGCCCGTGCTCTGGGTGACGAGGAGGACCTGCTGTGCCGGGCTACAGATCGTGTGACGACCGGGGACGATCAGGCCCGGCCAGACTCTCCGGAAGATGGCGAGGGGGCGAGGCTGCGTCGTGTCGGGCAATGGCCTCCCAAATGATATGACTCGGCTCTGATCCCGCGGCCCGTGCCAGGGCCACACATTCCGCCAGCGACAACCGCATGGGCTTGCCGGACGGTGACGACCCGGCGACCAGGAAACGGTAGCGCCGGTCGGCGTCCTTGATATCCTGGAAGGCCGACTGGGCAACCGCCCGGGCGGTCATGCGACGGCTTCTGCGGATGTCATCGATCATCCGCATGAAAATATGTTCGACATTGCTGTGCATGTTCCTCTCCTTGCGACCGTTCGGTCGCTTTTTTTTGATAGACCCTACTATAGACCCTACCATAGACCCTACTATCAACCCTACCATTACCCGGAAATATCTTCCGCCATCAACCGGTAGTAATTTTGTTGCGGCATAGGTAATTTTTACCTATGATCTGTCGCATGAATGTCAAGGAGATGTCAGAAATCCTGCGTCGTGCCTATGGCAGCCATGCGGCAGTTGCCCGTGAGCTGGGTGTCGGCGACAGGTATTACAGGGGCGTCCGTAACGGGACTTTTCCCGTGACCGAGCGCATGGCCGCGCAGTTGCGGATGCTGGTACGGCTGGCCCAGCGGCCGGACTGCTAACTTTGCTGTCTTGTAACACAGGGAGATCGGAAATGGAAGTGGTTGAACAAAAAATATCCATAGAGTGGTGCCCATCAGTCCCTCTGGAGCGGATCGAGGCGGCCGGACGGACCGCGTGGATGTCCGAGGGTAAGGCCCGGGCCGGTTCGGCATCCGGATTTGTGCGCTCTTTGATCGTCCGGGAGCACGAGAGCTGCCTGGAACATGTAGTCATGACCATGCGCATGGTCACGGATATCGGCGTGGCCCGCGAGCTGCTGCGCCACCGGCTGGCCTCGCCCACGGAGAGATCGACCCGGTTTTGCGACTATTCCGGGGGGATCGCGTTTATCCGCCCGGTCTGGTGGGACGAGTGGACCCCGGGGGAGCAGGAGGCATGGATGCGGCAGATGAACGAGGCGGAGAAGGGATACAAGGCCATGATCCGCCTGGGGAATCCGCCCGAGCGGGCCCGGGGTATGCTACCCCTGTCCACGGCCACGGAGATCGTGCTGACCGCAAATTTGAGGGAGTGGCGGCACATCTTCCGGCTGCGGGCCATGGGGACTTCTGGGCGTCCGCACCCCCAGGTCAGGGCGCTCATGCTGGACGGGCTGACCCAGGCGTATGAGATGGTCGGGGTGGTGTTTGACGACATCGTCCGTGAGTGCGTGTTGTTCGACCTGCTGGACAAGGAGGTGGTTCGCGATGATTGATGCCAGTTGGACCTCCGAGGACGTGCTCAAAGAGATGATCGGCCAGGTGACCACGGTGCGTGACGCGGGGAACCGGTTGTGCCGGTCGCTTGAGCGGTGCAGGAGCGGGCAGCCCCTGTTCGCTTCCCGTGCGGATCTGGAGAGCCTGGTCGATACGGTGATGTGTTTTCTGGGCGAGTTGGAGCGGCTGCAGATGATGGATGACTGGATGTCCGGGGTGATCGCATCCCGAAGCCGGCTGGATGGGCTTGATCTGGTAGACGGCCCGGACGGAGACGAGGCGGCGGTCCTAGAGGTGGGCAATGGCTGACACCCCGGCGCCGCAACCGGGTTCCGCCCGTTTGGACCAGCTGCCGCCCCATAATCCGGACGCGGAGATCGGGCTTTTGGGCGCGGTGTTCCGCGACGCCTCGGTGTTGTGGGACGCGCATGTCCGGCCCGAGGATTTTTACGTGCCCGCGCATCGGGATCTGTGGGCCGCGTTTCTCGATCTGGACAAGGCGGGCAATGGCGTTGACCTGGTCACGGTGGTGGACCAGTTTTCCCGGTCTGGGAAAAAGGTGGACGCGGTCTGGCTGGCTCGGGTGGCCGAGTCCATGCCGTCGGTGGGCCGTGCCGGGGAATACGCAACCATGGTCCGTGAGGCGGCCAGGCGCCGGGAGATGATCACCCGGTCCATGGAGCTGGGGTCGCTGGCCAGGGACCTGACCAGGCCGTTGGACGATGCCATCCGGCTGGCCCAGGAAACAGCGGACGCGGGCGCTGACCCCGGGGTCTGCGAGACCGGCCAGCGGCCCGACCAGGTGTGCGACCATTTCCTTTCCTATGTGGACCGGGTCCAGGAGCAGGGGGGCGGCGGCATCGCCACCCAGTTCGACCGGCTCAACTGGCTCATCGGCGGTCTGTTTCCCGGGGAGATCGTCATCCTGGCGGCCCGGCCCGGGTGCGGGAAGACGGCCATGGCCCTCAATCTGGGCATGTACGCAATCGTCTCGGGGTGCGGGGTGGGGGTGATCTCCCTTGAGATGCCGTCAGACGCGCTCATGGCCCGGCTGGGCGCGGCATCGTGTGATGTGGACGCCCAGCATTTTCGGACCGGCAAGTTCTGGACCGGGGAGGTGGACAAGCTGCGCGCGTTCGCCGGCAAAATGCGGTCGCAGAGGTTTCGCATCTACGACCGCCCGGGGATCACGCCCACGGGCATCCGCGCCCAGGCCCGGCGGTGGCACAGGGAGATGGGACTTGATCTGCTGATCATCGACTATCTCCAGCTCATCCGCCCGGATTCGCGGGCCGGATCGCGTGAGCAGGAGGTTGCCGAGGCGTCGCGGACCATCAAGGAGTTGGCCCTTGAGCTCAACGTCCCTGTTCTGCTCCTGGCCCAGCTCAACCGTGACGCGGAGAAGACCAAAAAACCCATGCTTTCCCAGCTCCGTGAGTCCGGGGCTGTGGAGCAGGATGCGGATATAGTGCTTTTCTTGTCCGGGATGCGGGCGACAGAGGACCGGGACGTGATCGACGTGGATCTGGACGTCGCCAAGGGGCGCAGCAATGCCTGCGGCACTGTCCAGCTCAATTTTGTGCGGCGGTTTCTGCGGTTCGAGACTCCGCCGATCGATGATGATAATAGTATGACAAACGGAGGTTATGGTGAGTGATCAACAAAAAATGCTCGATGAGATTATGGGTATGTTCGACACATTCAGATCCGAGGCCGGCGCTGGCATGGCCGGGAACAAGGCGGCCGGGGCACGGGCCCGTCAGGCGAGCCTGCACCTGCGCAAGTGCCTCAAGAAGTGGCGGGAAATCTCTCTGACGGCGCTGCGCAAGGTATGAAGCCATGCGACAATCCGGACTATGCACGGCATCTCCCGTGTTGCGAGGGCGGGTACCCCTGGTGCCTCGGTCCGGTGCAATGGGAACGACGGAGCTATAAAAAGGGCGAGCGGGAGGCGCTTGCTCTGGCATCCATGGAGAGCTGCCCCTGGACGCGGGACGTGCGGGGGTGGCTGGATAAAAAAGGGATGCTCAAGAGCGTCAACCGGCTCAAGATATAGGAGATAGACGATGATTGTTGGATTTTCCGGCAAGATGGGCACGGGCAAGACCGAGGTGGCCCACAGGATCTGCGACCGGCTGGGCGGTGAGCCGGGGTGTATCGTGGCCGCGTTCGGTTCCATGCTCAAGCAGGATGTGGCCCAGCGGTTCGGGATCGCGTATGATCGTCTGCTGACCAGGGAGGGCAAGGCGGCTGTGTATTTTCATCCCGACCTGCCCTCCCAGTCCATGACCGGGCGGCAGATCCTGCAGTGGTGGGGCACTGATAAGGTGCGCATGGAAGACCCGGACAGGTGGGCCCGGATGCTGGGCGACGAGCTGGACGATTGGGCCGTGGCACATCCGCGCGGGCATGTGCTGGTCGATGACGTGCGCTTTCCCAACGAGGGAGATATGATCATGCGCCGGGGCGGCTACGTGATCCGCCTGGACCCGTGGCCGGGGTGGATCGAGGGCGAGGACGCCGGCCACGAGAGCGAGACCG